GCGCATCTCCTTTGCGTTCGGCAGTTCGTGACCTTACTACCTCAAACGATGGCAAACAAGCGCTTTTGTCTATGCTTCAAAACATGGGTGCGAGAGGTATCCTTACTGGAGACGGAACGGTTAACATTACAAGAGAGCAAGCGCAAGGACTAAAGGAGGATTACGCACACAACTACCAAGGAGCAACCAAAGCTGGCGACGTTATCATTACTCCAGCCAAGTTAAGCTGGGTTCAAATGGGGATGAATGCGGTGGATATGTCAATTCTTGATACTCAGAAAGTAATTTTGCGCTCATTGTGCCGAGTTTATGGCGTGGATGCTAAGTTGCTTGGTGATACCGAGGCAAGCACCTTTAACAATACAGAAACCGCTTATAAGGCGCTAATTAATAACGTAGTAAGACCTTTGCACATTGAAATCAGAGACGTGCTTAACAACTGGCTTTTGGCTTCTTATGGTAAGAAAAATCTATTCCTAGATTTCGATTACATGGCTTATCCTGAAATGCAAGACGACATGGATAAGCTTGTTGGTCAATTGTCTCAAGCTTGGTGGTTAACTCCAAACGAAAAGCGTGCGGCAATGAATTACGGCGAATACGAAAACGCACTAATGGAGCAGCCATTTATTCCGCAAGGCTTAATGACTTTGGCGGAATTTTCTGCACAACCAGTTGACGACCTAGAAAATTTGGGAGACTATGCCCAAACCAACTAAAAAAGACCTAGCGCTTGCAAAGCAATTGGATGCATTGCAGAGACGTTATGAGGTTCGATACGAGAAGCAAATCTATACGGCTTTAAAAAAGCAAATGCAGCCATATTTGGATGCTATTAAACAGGCGGACGGAAATATTAACCGCTTTGATTTAATAACTCCAGCGCCTTTGGCTGACGTATTGGAAAACCTTTTTGTTGTTGCTGGGACTGCATACGCCGAGGCAATGTATAACGCAATCCAGCCACCAAGTAAAGCAACCAAAGAAGCTTTAAGGGCAGGGTGGCGAGACTTTATGCGTTTGTTTGCAGTTAGAAACTTGCCGCAAACCTTAATACAAATCAACGAAACCAGCCAAAAGATAATCCGAAACATTGTATTGGGTGGATTAAATGAAGGTCTTGGCACGATTGAGATTGCTAGAAATATTCAAGAGTCGGTAACGGTTATATTTAGAAACCGAGCCAAGCTAATTGCACGAACAGAAATGGCGATAGCTACCAACAACGCAGCGATGCAGTCGGCAGCGACATCAGATTTTATGTACGAAAAGAAATGGATTCCAGCGACTGACAACAGAACAAGACCTGACCACGCTGCGATGCTTAACAAGCCTTGGATTCCATTCGACCAAAACTTTATTGTAGGCGGTGACGAAATGAGACAACCAGCCGACGGAACGCAAGGCGCTGGCGCTGACCAAATATGTAATTGCAGATGCAAGGTTGTGTTTAGAATAATGCGAGACGTTGACGGATTACCTATGCGAAAATGATTGCTCACGTTATTAACCTTGACCACCGCAAAGACAAATGGCGTGCGTCAATGCAAGAATTATCACCGCATTTTAACCTTGAAAGAGTAAGCGCAATTCAGCACGAATGGGGATGGGTTGGATTGTGGCAAACTTTTAAGCAGATATTTCAAGAATGCAAAAGCGACGTTTTAATATTTGAGGACGACGCTACTTACCGAGGTTGGGCGACTAATTTAGAGGAGTCAATTAAAGACCTGCCAGCTGACTGGGATATGTTAATGCTTGGCGCCAATATAAAAGATTTAAGGCTTGACAGAATAAGCAAGAGATTAGTTCGCACTTATGGCTCTTGGACAACGCATGGAATACTTTATTCTTATAGATTTGCAAAGGAAATGGCAGAACTAGATTTGGACATACCAATTGACGAATATTTTAGGACAAAAGTCCATCCAAAAGGCAACTCCTATATTTGCGTGCCATTCCTATCTTTTCAGCGACCAAGTGAAAGCGACATTGAGGGAGGTTATAAAAATTATACAAGTCTATTCGAGGAAAGCGAAGCAAGAGCATTGCATTTTGTCAATCAATAAATTTATTGGTTTGCATTTTTTTTTAACCCTTTTATTTTTACAAAAAAAGCGACAATGATTTACAAGAATATAAGCCAAGGAATAATCGAAGATATTGACGAGGTAAAAGGAATCGTTACTGGTTACTTTTCTGCGTTTAACAACATTGATTCAGACGGCGACGTTATTGTTTCAGGCTCTTATAAGAAAACAATTGCTGAGAATGGACCGCAGGGACGCAATAGAATTATGCACCTACTCCAGCACAATCCCTTGATGCCATTGGCTAAACCTATGGAGTTAATGGAGGACGCTAAAGGCTTGCGTTTTACATCTAAGATTACCGAAACAAGCTACGGCAAAGACGTAATAAAGCTTTATGCCGAGGGCGTATTTAACGAGCATTCTGTTGGCTTTGAAATTATTAAAGCAGACAACAAGGCTGGTTACCGAGAAATCAGAGAGATTAAACTTTGGGAAGGTTCAACAGTTACTTGGGGAGCCAATCCAAATACACCAATCGAGTCAATGAAAAGCTGGGATAAGCCAAAAAGCGAGGAGATGATTGCTAAGTTTTGCAACATTTTACGCAATGGTGACCTTACCGACGAGTCAATGATTCAACTTGAAATAGGATTAAAACAAATTGAAAATCACCTAAAGGCATTGGAGTCAGTCCAAATTGTAGAATCCGAGGAAACTCAATTCAAAAGCGAAGAGGACCCGACAATTGCAATGGCTTTGGAATTTGAATATTATCAGAAACTTAAAAAATTTATTTAAAACACAATGGACGCAATTAAATCACAATTGGATTCAGTACTTGCGAAATTGGAGTCAAACGAAGCTTTGATTTCAGACGTAAAGTCAATGAAAGAAGCTGGTGAGGAGTTCAGAAAGTCACTTTCTGCCGAAACCGCTAAGTTAAACGAGAAAGCTGATGCTCTTCAGGCTCAGTTGGACGGAGTAGATGCAAGAACTCAGGCTGGCTTTGCTGGTTCTAAGAAAGCTGCGTCTTTCTCTTCTGAGTTGGAAAAAGCTTTTGCTGGCGATTCTTTCGCTAACTACAAGAGCGGAAACTCCAACAAAGTAAAGATGGAGTTGGACATGAAAGGTGCCGACATGACAGTTGGAAACGCTTATACTGGCGAAGTTATCCCAGCGGACAGAGTTCCTGATTTGAAGTTTGACCCTAACAGACGTATTCACGTTCGTTCCCTTATCCCTACTGGACAGACTAGCTCTAACCTTATCCGTTTCGTACGTGAAAGTGCTTACGACAACGCTGCTGCGCCAACTGCACAAGGTTCTCCAAAGCCTCAGTCTGATTTCGATTTGACTGCGGTTGACCGTTCTGTAAGAACAATCCCAACCTTTATGAGATTGACCAAAGAAATGTTGGACGATACTCCTGGTTTGATTGCTTACCTTTCTAGCCGTGCGCCTAGCAAATTGTTGAACGTAGAAGATACTCAAATCCTTTACGGAAGCGGTAGCGGTCAAAACTTGCATGGTGTTGCAACTGATGGCTCTGCTTGGACTACTGTTAAATTTGGTACTCTAATCAACAGATTCGACGTTCTTGCTGCTGCGGTTGTTCAAACTACCAAAGACGAATATTCTCCAAACGCAATCCTTATCAACCCAAGCGATTACTTGCAATTGGTATCTGTTAAGGAAACAACTGGAGCATACGCACTACCTAGCTACGTTTCTATGGCTGGTGGACAAATGTTTATCTTGGGAGTTCCTGTTTATAGCATCAATGCCGTAACTGCTGGCGATTTCTTCGTTGGTGACTGGGCGCTTGGTTCTCAGTTGTTCGTTCGTCAGGGCGTAACTCTTGAGTTCTTCGAGCAGGATGCTGACAACGTTACTAAGAACTTTGTAACTGTACGAGTTGAAGAGAGAATTGCTTTTGCAGTTTACAACTCTAAAGCTTTGGTATACGGAAACTTTGCAGCTGCTTTGGCTAACGGTTCCGCAGTATAAGTAAAATAGGTGTTTAGTTTAATGTTAAAAGGGCGTCATTTATTGGCGTCCTTTTTTTATTTATCTAGAAATCAATACCTTTAATCGAAATCAACCATTAAAGGAATGAATATTGTTTTCTTTGTACACGCTTGGGCAGGCACGCACAACTCAGGAGCCGAGTGGACGGTTCAACATTACGCTAAATATTTGCATCAAAAAGGCTGCAATATTCAAGTTATTTTACCCGAAAGTCAGATTTACCCTGACGGCGAAAAGTTTAGCTTTATCAAGTTTATAACTGGGTACTATTCAAACGACTTTTTTTTAGCCTTGCAAACTGCAAGCGTTATATTTACCCACCTTGACAATACAGGCGTTGCAATCAATTGGTGTATGAAGTACAAAAAGCAACTTATTTTTTTAAGCCACAACGACCACGATTACAGAAACGTGCGTTTTAAATCTCAAAATATTCACGTTGTTTATAACAATAAGGCAAACGAAAAAAATCTACAAAACGGACCTTACCCAAATGCGTCTATTGTTTGCAAACCACCAATCTTTCCTGATGACGTCAAGTACAACCGCAAGCACGGACAATACATTACGCTAATTAACTGCAACGAAAATAAAGGCGGTCAGATATTAATTGAACTAGCCAAGCGATTGCCAAAACGCAAATTCTTGGGCGTGCTTGGCAGCTATGGCGAGCAAATCATTGATGATACGCTAAAAAATCTAAAGTATGTGGCGCAAACTCCTGACGTGCATTTGATTTATGGCAAAACCAACATTGTTCTTGTGCCATCGTTTTACGAGTCTTATGGACGTGTAGGCTTGGAGGCGGCAATTAACCGACTGCCAGTTATCTGCACGCCAACAGATGGATTAAAAGAATGTCTTGGACCAGCTGGATTATATTTTGAACGTGATGACCTTGACGGAATGGCTGCAAAGATTGAGGAGTTGATGAGTGACGAAATACTTTACGACTTTCACCAAAATATAATGCGCAACCTTGCCGAGGAACGTCTGAAATACCAAGACCAAGAGTTGGAAAGATTCTTTAATTTTATCGTTGACAAAGCAAAGAAACCATACAATGAGTGATTTATTATATACACCAAGCAACCTGTCATTTACTGGCTATGCAGTCCAGTTTGCAGACGTTGCGCCAGTTACTGAGCCAGTTACATTGGCAGAAGCAAAAGAATACGCAAGAATAGACGGCAGCGCAGAGGATACCTTGATTACTAGCCTAATAAAAGTTGCTCGTCTTCATTGCGAGTCATTTATGGGTAAAGCAATTATTCGCAAAACCATAACTGTCGATTCTTTTTCTTTTCCTTACCAATGGCAGTTGCCTTATGGTCCTTTGGTTTCTGCAAGTGACGTGACTAAGGTGGTAACTATTGACCAAAACAATGTTGAAACGCCTTTGCTATACCAGCTAAACATTGGATTGTTTCCAAAGATTTTCATTACAAGCGGACCTCAATCTTTTAAGTTTAAAATGGTTTATACTGCTGGCTTTACAACGGTTCCCGAAGACATTAAGCTTGCCATTAAAATGATGGTAAATACAATGTACGAGAGACGTGAGGATTTTAGCGACTTGCAGGCAATTCCTTCACCTCTTGGAGTAAAAGCATTGTTAATGCCTTACAAGACTTACAACTGGTTTGGTGCATGAGGACTAATAAAGAAATTAAAGCTGGCGATTTACGGGAGCGCATACAATTCCTAAACCCAACGCTATTTGCGGATGGCTTTGGTGGTTACTACTCATCAATGGGCGTGACTTATACGTGCTGGGCAAAGGTTACTAACCTAAATGGAACTCGACAGAATAGCGAGGACCAAATGGTTATAAAAAACTCTTGGGAGATAATTATCCGAGACAATCCTTTGGTTACAATTACAAAGTCAATGCACATTGTTTACGATAACAGAACGCTAATTATTGACAACATAATTGACGTGAACGAATACGACAGAATGATTAAGCTAATTGCTAAAGAGCGAGATTAATGGTAAGCATAAACTTTGACAAGAAAAGCCTTAATGCCTTTTATAAGTATTTAAAAGATTTAGAGGGCGATGTTGCTGACTACGTGCGAGCAGAGGTAGAGGATGCCATGCTTTCTATTGAGTCAGAAGCGGTTTCAAATGTCAAAGTACAGAGCGGAGCGCTAAAGCAAAGCATTCAGTCAACGCCAATCAAAGTAAGTAAAAACCAAATTACTGGAGGTGTTGAGGTTGGCGCACATTATGCACCTTACGTTGAATTTGGAACAGGAACAAGCGTAAAAATTCCAACTGAATTAGTTCAGTTTGCAAGTGAATTTATAGGCGATGGAATTAGAGAGGTAAACCTACCAGCAAGACCTTTCTTTTACCCTGAAGTTTTTAAGCAAAGAACCGAGTTGCCAAAAAATATTGAGCGGACTTTAACAACATTATTGAAAAAGAGACAATGAGAAATATTAAAAAGTTTGTACGCAAGGCTTATTGGTCAGCTTTAAACGGAACCATTACTTACAAAGGTGCGCCAGTTCTTTGCTACGATACCTTTGCGCCTGACGATGCCAATTTCCCTTACATTCTTATCACGAATCAGACCCAAGAGGACGACAAAGACAACCAAGAATATAACTACATCACAACAATTACTTTGGACGTTGTAACGGCTGGGATTGCCCCTTACGGACGCTTTGATGCGGACACAATAGCCGACTCAATTTTGCAGCTTGTTTGCCTTTATCCCGAAAATTATTTACTGCTTCAGGTTGGCAAAATTGTAACGGCTAAACTTGTTCAACAGACTAGCCTTTCAAGCATTACCGATACAAATATTGTGCATCGGGAAATAATGACTATTGAAAACTGGATTGATGGGTAAGGTTAACGGCTCCGCTTTATTTGTTTCGGTTGGTTTAGCTAGAATTGCCAAATCAACTGCTTACAACTTGTCTGCTGAAATGAGTCAGCTAGACAAGACAAGCAACGAGTCAGGATTTTTTGCAGACCATATTTCAAAGCTTGGGTCTTGGTCTTTATCAAGCGACTCTCTTTTTATTCAAGAAGGTTATTCTTATGGCGACCTTTACACCGCTTATATTAATCGTGAGCGAGTTTATTTGTCAGCTGGGCAAGAAGATAGTTTAACCTTTATTGGATTAGCAACGATTGAATCAATAAGCCAGTCGGCGCCAATGGAAGAGGCTGCAAGCATTTCCGTAAGTTTTAAAGGTGTTGGCGGACTTTATCCAACCATTTTACCAGCGGAAAGATTTATTGTTGACGAATTATTTGAGATTATTATTGACCAAGACGGCAACTTTTTGGTTTATACTTAAAATTTATTGTCTTGCATTTTTTGCAAGTCCTTTTATTTTTAAAAAAAAAATCGAATTAACCTCATAAAAATATGGCTACTACTGGCAAATTTAACGGCACGCTTCTTAACGTTTACCTTGACAACGTTATGATTGGTTGCGCTACCTCTTCTGAACTTTCTGTAAACGTTGACCTTGCAGATGCAACTTGCAAAGATGATGGCGGATGGGCGGACCATATCGCTGGCTTGCGTGATTGGTCTGTATCAACTGACGGATTGGTTGCATTTGACGACACAAACAACGTTGGCGACATTTATACGCTACTTAGCGGACGTACTGTTGTGGCTCTTAAGTTTACAACCAACGTTGCTGGAGACCTTGTATTTTACGGAAACGCATCTGTTGCCTCTATCTCTGTAAGTGCAGAAATGGAAGCAGCAGTAACCTACTCAGTAGAATTTACTGGAAAAGGTCCTTTACTAAAGGCGACCGTAGTACCAGCATCAACTTAATTAGTATTATCTTTAGCCTATGAATCACACAGGCAGAACAATAATTACAATTAATGGCAGCACCTATCCTGTTAAATTCGGGATGGGGGCTTTGTTGCATTTTAGCGAAGGGCTTGGCTATGACGTACAAGAAACAATTGAGGCGTTAACCATTCCAGGAGTTGGTCAAATTAAATCAATTGCTAAGTTTATTTACGCGGCTTTGTATGTTGATGCTCTTTATAAAGACCAAAAATTTGATTTAGAATTTTCAGACATTATTGATTGGGTGGACTCAAATTCAAGCGACGAAATTAGTAAAGTTATTGTTGTAATAATGCAAGGAATAAGCACAATTACAAAGGTAGAATTTCCTAGCGGTGAGGCTGGAGAATCAAAAAAAAAATAACCTTTAAAGACGTTTGCCATTATGCAATTGGAGAGTTGGGCATTGAGCCTAACTCTTTTTATTTTATGTCGTTTTCCGAGTATCAATCCATTGCATACGGCTACCAAATGCGGCAAAGCAAAGAGGAGAATTTATTTAGGTCGCTTTGGGTGCAGCTTAACAACGTAAACGTCACAAAGAAATCTGACCTAATTAGAAAGCCTGAAAAGTACTGGAAAATTCCATTGCTAGATGCCAAGCCAGTTGTGATTCCGACTGAAGAAGAAAAAGAGAAAGCGTACCAAATTGGACTACAATGGCAAAACCTTAAATTTGAAGAAGAAGCCAATTTTGACACAGTAACGAAAACTATAAAATGAGCGCAACCATAAACGTAGACATTGTCGCCCAACTGAGAGATTTTAACAACGCATTGAATGATATGCAAAATAGAATCGACAGTTTAAACAATGATATAAACCGAGGAAATAGAAACAGTCAAAACTCAACAAATGATTTAAAAGGGGCATTTTCCGAATTAGGAAAAACAATGGCTGGTTTATTTGCGGTCGACCAATTAGTTGAGTTTGGAAAAAAAATTTTAGAAACTACTGTTGAATTTCAAAGAATGGAGGCGGTGCTATCAACCGCTCTTGGTAGTAATTCAGCCGCAAAAGCGGCAATGGACCAAATTGTTAACTTTGCTTCCACAACTCCATTTCAGGTTAACGAATTAACTGACTCATTTGTAAAATTAGCCAACTTAGGATTTATTCCAACAATGGAGCAGATGCGCCAAATGGGTGACTTAGCTTCCTCTGTTGGTAAATCTTTTGACCAATTAACAGAGGCAATACTTGATGCACAAACTGGCGAATTTGAAAGATTAAAAGAATTTGGAATTAAAGCCAGCCAACAAGGTGATGTTGTACAATTCACATTTAAAGGAATAACTACGGAGGTTGCAAAATCAGATAAGGCAATACAAGAATATTTATTAAGCCTTGGAAACCTTGAAGGTGTTGCAGGTTCAATGGAGGCAATTGCAAACACTACTGGCGGCGCAATTTCAAACTTAGAGGATAACGTAACCCAGCTATTTAAAAACATTGGCGAATCGTCTAGCGGATTTATAAATTGGTTTATTAAAGATTTAAACAATGTCGTTTCCTCATTTAGAAATTTGAGTGAAATTATAGAGTTATTAAATCCATTTAAAACAATCTCAGAATCTAGCCAAGAGGCAAGAACTTATTTGCTAAAAATTAGCGATTCAACAGACGATTTAACAAGAACGGTTAAGGATGCCGCTGCTGAGTTTGACAATTTAAGCTTGTCGACTTTAATAAGTGGAGAAAGCCAAACCAAATTTCTTAACGAAATAATACGTTTGGGTCATACGCTTGAGGATTCAAAAGCGCTTTATCAAACCTATGTAAAAATAAGAAAAGAGCAAGCAGCTTCAGAGGATTTGCTTGCAACTGCAACGGCAACAACAACAACAAAAACAAAAGAAAATACTGAGGAAACCAAAAAACAAGCTGAAGCAAGAAAAAAGGCTCACGAGGAAAGGATTAAGCAGCTTCGAAAGGAATCTGAGGAATATGAAAAGCACGTAAAATCAACTTATCAACTAGCTGACAGAGACCCATTTGGTCAAAGAAATTTAGACCCAAATAGAAATGCTGATGCCGAGCGCCAAAAAATAATGGAGAACGCTGGGCAAAGAATTTTGGCACTTAATAAGCAGATTGGCGCATCAATGCAGGGCATTATTATTCCCGAGGATGCAATTATAAGAATGAATGCCGCTAAAGATGCACAAACGCAAATGGCTTATGAGACCGCTTTAGTTGCACAAAATATGAATGCTGCATTATTTGTTGGTGATATGTTTGCACAAACAATTAGCCAGCTAGGCGAAGGCGGTAAAGCTATATTTCAAGGCATAATGGATTCTTTAAAAGCTTTAATTATTCGATTTGTTGCAGCTATTGCAGCGGCTTTAACTTTAAACATATTAACTGGCGGTGCAGTAATGAAGGCTGGAGCAGCCGCTGGAGGTACAACAGGATTAGGCAAGCTATTAAAAGGTGGAAAAGCATACGGAATAGGCGGACTCACTCCATTTGCAAACGGTGGTATTGTTTCAGGTCCTACTGCTGCTCTTGTTGGCGAATATACTGGCGCACGAACTAATCCCGAAGTAATTGCACCATTGAGCAAATTGCAAAATATGATGGGCGGAAATGTTACCTTTACAATTAGCGGCGACAACCTAGTTGGCACATTAAACAGAGCGCATAAAACAAGACAACGCAAATTTTAACCAATGGCATACGGCTTAAAATACACGATTCCATTTAAGGACGTAGACAACAACACAAACCTTGTAAGCATTTACCAAGACGGATTTGTTGGCTCATCAACTGAGTTAATCGCTACGGATGCGCCAGCGGTTCACACGTACGAAAGAGAGGATAACGAGGACATCCTTTCGCCAATTATGTCAAGCACGTTGACCATTAGCTTTTACTCGACAGAAAATACAGACTTTAGGAATTTCTTTAGCTATTCTGACCGAGAGTTTTATGTTGTCCACGAGTTTGCTGGAAATGTTGTATTTAAAGGCTATTTATTAAATGACATTGTTGGCGAGCCATTCCAAGACCCACCTTACCCAGTTGTCTTGACTGCAACAGATGCGCTTGCGCAACTTAAAGAGGTTGCTTTGACTGGTCCAAGCGTTGATACTGATTTGGGAACTTTGGTTTTTCAGCAGTTAAATAGCCTTGGTCTTGCAATGGATTTTGAAATCTGTAACGACCTTTATGAGGGTTTGGTAATGGACAACACAAAGTCCATTTTTAGCCAAGACAACGACGAGAATTTGCTTGTACAAGCTGGCACATTTGATGCTTTGGGTTTAAACGCCTTTGAGTTTTTAGAAGAGGTTTGCCGAAGCTTTGGATGGGTTTTATTTCAATCAAATGACAAATGGATTATTCAGAGACCGATTGCTAGAAACATTTCCAGCACAGTAATTTATTTGTACGACTTTTTTACAGGCGAATTGACCTCATCAACTAATAATCCAATGACATTGGAGACAGTTGCAGACCAAACTGGAGTTAATACAGATTGGGTGCCAGTAGAAGCCGACCAGCTTTTGCAGTATCAAAGACCAATTAAAAAGCTTACAATTACGCAAGGCGATTTAGGGCAATCAATTATTGCGAATGGCGAGCAATTAAACGAAAATAGTTGGTATTTAGAAGGTCCTTATAAGTTAGTTGATTGGACTGTAACTCCTGACCCTGATACGCCTATTATTCAAGTTTTCCCAAATAATATTCCGTCTCAGACTGGTTACGATGACGAGCAAGGTGTTTCTTGGGACATTCGTTTTATGCCAAACGGCGAAGAGACGGACCAGCCAATAACATCAAAGCCAGTATTCTTGGACTTTGCTGGCTTAAGCCTTGACTTGGAGGTTGACATAAACTATTTGACTGCTGCAAGTGGATTGGCTATTGCGGTCAAGCACGTAGACTCTAGCAATACAACAAGATATTTAAGCACTACAATTGTTGGCAGCTTAACGCTACTTGATTGGAGTGAGACTTATTACACGTTTGTCTATTATTCTACAAAGGACGACGACCAGCGCAAGTTTAAACTTACAAGCTTTGTATTGCCAACGGCTGGATTTTTGTCTATTGAACTGAAATATTTTGGCGAGACTGGCAATGCAGTTGTTACTAGCGCAAAGATTTTGTCAACTTTTGAGGGTAAAAAGAACCCGACAGAGGTAAAAAAGATTTACGAAACGGCAAGAGCCTACACAAGTTTGCGAGAGGATACGCTTACATTTAGCGACCTATGCATTACCGCATCAAAGAACTGGTTTAAAATAGGTGATTTGCCTGCGATTGTTTTTGTTGAAAAATCCTTGGCATCAACTCCTAATATTATCCGAGTTCCAAGCGGTGCGGTTACACAAGTAAACAGATTGACTGATACTTTAGGCGCTAATACGCTAAGTTTTTCAGGCGGCACAGTTACTGGAACTTATCAGCGTCAATTTGTGGCTGCAAGTGGCTTCACAATTGACTCTGTTTTTATTCTTGTTAGCAGCTTATCGGGAAATCCTCCACCTCCAAGCGCTGAATTAAATGTGGTTGTTAATACAATTTCCAGCACGCAAAAAAATGTGACGATAACCTTTAACGGATACGACTACACAGGCGAGGCAAACGTGCAAATGCAGGTGTTTTTGAAAGATGCTAACGGAAACAATTACCAAACGTCTACATTCTTGTTGCAAGTGAATGCAAATGGGTCAATTACCTACACCCAAACCAACATATCGTTTGAAAACCAAGCGCTTTTGGGCGGTTATTCTCCTACTTTAAGAGACTGCTATGCTCGTAATGTGTTAAGCGTTTACAATGCTCTTAGCTACCGATTAGAGGGGTCATTTAGACGCAAAGGAAACACGTTTGGCAATGGCTTTTTGAGTATTGAATTGAATTATACTGGTTACACAAGCGTAAGAATGCAAGTAATTGGTTGGGAGTATGACTTGGCAAGTCGAGTTGCAAGAATTACCTTTGGGCAAGTACCTACTGCATACGTTTATCCAATTTCATAATGGCAAATAGAAGGTTTATAGATTTCCCAATTGCGGCAAGTGTTGGCGACAATGACATAGTTTTAATTTGGCAAGATGGTTTAAACAAACAAACTACCAAATCAACTCTTTTTGCAGGTTCTCCAAGCACTTTAGCCAGCTTGACTGACGTTGACATTTCAGCGCTTACTAATGGTCAGATTTTGCAATACAATTCGACCACAAGCAAATGGGAAAACGTAGACCGAACAGATATTGACTTGGACCAATTAGGAGACGTGACAATTGTTTCGCCTACTAATGGACAAGTTTTGGTTTACAATTCGTCAACTAGCAAATGGGAAAACTCCAGCGGTGGTTTTGTCCCTTATACTGGAGCCGTTACAACTGTTAACCTTGGCGCTCAATCTATTCTTGCTGGCACATTTGTAAAAGCTGGCGGAACGTCTGCACAATTTTTAAAAGCTGACGGCTCAGTTGATTCAAATACTTATTTAACTACTGGAAGTGCTGCGGCAACTTACGTTCCTTACACAGGCGCAACCGCGGACGTTAATTTAGGCACGCACGATTTAACGGCAGAACGTGGCACGTTTCAAAACAACGGCTCAAGTGACACGCTAACTGTTAACCATACAAGCGGAAGCGGTTATGGTATTAAGGTAACCAAGGGAGGAAACAATGAGGCTTTATATGTAAGCAAAACAAGCGGCAGCGGTAATGCTATGGCGGTTGTTGGCGGCAGAACTGCGTTGGTAGATTTGTCTTTGTCTTCTGTAAGCAATGCCACAGGAAACTTTCTAACGATTAGCGGTGGTGTAGTTCATCAAAGAACTCCAAGCGAAACTCGTTCTGATGTTGGAGCGCAAGCACAACTTAACGGCACAGGCTTTGTCAAGGCAAGCGGTACAACGATAACCTACGATAACTCAACATATCAAGTAACCTCTGAGAAAGCACAACCTAACGGCTATGCATCGCTAGATGGTAACGGCAAAGTTCCCTTAACTCAGATTAACGATGCATTGATTGGTAATGTTAACTACCAAGGATTGTGGAACGCTGCAACGAATACTCCTACATTGGTTAATCCTCCATCAAGTGGTACTAAGGGATACTACTACATTGTCAGCACGGCAGGAACATTTGCAAGCATTAGCTTTGAGGTTGGCGATTGGATTATCTCCAACGGAAGTGCTTGGCAGAAGGTAGACAACACCGATGCGGTAAGTAGTGTCTTCGGTAGAACAGGAAATGTTATTGCTGCTAATGGAGACTACAACACTAGTCAGGTAACTGAGTTAACCAATCTGTATTACACCGAGGCGAGAGTTAGTGCGAATACCGATGTCGCTGCGAATACGGCAGCAAGACACAATGCGGTGACTTTAGGGACTGCAAATGGTCTTAGTTTGTCTACTCAGCAGCTTAGCTTGGGTCTAGCAAGCGCAGGAGTAACAGGAGCATTAAGCGGAACGGATTGGAGTACTTTTAATAGTAAGGTTTCTAGCCAATGGATAACTAGCGGTAGCAATATTTATTACAATACAGGAAATGTTACTATTGGAGGGACATCGCCAACTGAAAGACTTTCTGTGCAAGGCAATACGAACTTAGGTAATTCAATAGAAGGAGCAGCATTTACTACTAGAATAAGCGGTTTTGCGGTTAATGAAACAGAATCTGTTCGTTATGGGGACTATGGTTTTTTAATTTTTAATTCTAATAACGGATATACTAGTTCAGCACGAAGATTTGTAATAACAAATGGCTTAAATGCTAATAAGTTTGCTATTATTCGCTCAGTTAATGCTACAACAGACCCTTCGCTTGGTAACGCAGGCTCTGTTGCATCAGGAACACCTGATTTTGTAATTAGTAGTGCAGGAAACGTAGGTATTAATAATCCAAATCCATCAGTTCCTTTAGACGTTATAGGTTTAGCATCTTTTAGTAGCAGCGTTACTGCATCATCTTTTATTAGAAATGGTGGAACATCTAGCCAATTCCTAAAAGCGGATGGCTCTGTTGATTCTAATACTTATTACCTAGCATCTAACCCTAGTGCGTTTATCGCATTGACTGCATTAAGCGGAACTGCTCCAATTCAGTACAACAACACAACAGGTGCTATAAGCATTACCCAAGCAAGCGGTTCTACTAATGGTTTCTTGTCTAGCACGGATTGGACAACTTTCAACAATAAACAAGCTGCTTTAAACGGAACAGGATTTGTTAAGATTAGCGGTACGACAATAAGCTATGATAATTCTACTTACCTAACAACCGCTGCTGCTGCTAGTACTTATGTTCCATATACTGGAGCAACATCAGGAGTTGATATAGGCACTTACACATTATCTGCTAGTAATTTAATTGCCAACGGAGGCTTTAATGCAGGAGCCTTGCTTTTAAAGCAATCAAGTAATGCTCAGACAATTTTCCTAGGTTATACTGCAATAACTCCAGTTGGAAATAATACGTTAAATTTTGGCTTTAGTACGGGTTCAGGAGTATGGAAAAATTTTACATTAAGTTCTTTCCTATTAACTGACAACATAAATAGAACTTATACTCTACCCGATGCAAGCGGTACTATTGCTCTTGTTGGTGGCTCAGGAGTCGGAACAGTAACAAGCGTTGCAGCTTTAACTCTAGGCACAAGCGGCACGGACTTATCAAGCACGGTTGCCAATAGCACAACTACTCCTGTTATAACTTTAAATGTTCCTACTGCATCTGCTAGTAACCGAGGTGCTTTAAGTGCAGCGGATTGGACTACTTTTAACAACAAGCAGAACGCTTTGACTAACCCTGTGACAGGGACAGGGACAACTAACTACTTGCCTAAGTTTACTGGGACAAGTACTATTGGGAATAGTGCGATTTTTGACAATGATGGAAATATTTTAATAGGTGCTGAAAGTAATGCTGAAGGAGCAAAATTAAAAATAGCAGGTGGGTATGTTTTCTTAAAAGAAACAGGAGGAGCAGATGTTTATTTTAGGTCTGCATTTAATACAAATCAAGCAGCAATACAAGTTGCTTCTTCAAATGATTTAGCCTTTGCCACATCAAATGTGTCAAGAATGGTTTTAACTCTGTCGGGTAATTTAACTATTGGCAATAATTCTGTAAGTGCGATAAATGAAAGATTAAATGTAACTGGAAATGGTATTCTTATAGAATCTACTGACGCAGGTTCTTCAATGTTGTTTGGACATTTTGGCGGTACTGATGGAATTATTGGGACTTTTACAAATCAAAACCTACAAATTCGCACTAACAATAGTACAAGAGCAACCTTAGATACCTCAGGCAACCTTGGATTAGGAGTTACACCTAGTGCGTGGGGGAGTCTTAATACATCATTGGATTTTACTTATGGCTCTTTATATAGATTTAGCGATACATCTTTTGGAATAGCTGGGAATGCTTTTTATAATGGAAGCAATTGGATTTACAAATTAAGTCAGGCAGCAAGTGATTATTTCCTAGAATCAGGTCAGCATATTTGGAGAACCGCCCCATCAGGAACGGCTGGCAATGCTATAAGCTTTACCCAAGCGATGACATTGACGTCTTCAAGTAAGTTGTTAGTAAATACAACTGCTGATTCGGGCAACTATTTTATACAAGCAAATGGCAACATTGCTTCCATTAATTCAAGTGCAGGAGGATTATTTACTGTTAGTGGGACAAGAAGTATTGCCATGCAGTCTTTTGCAGGTGATTGGAATTACTTAAGGTCTAATGGACAAAATTTAGTATTTGGTACACAAGACGCAAATACCTTATACATTAGAACTAGTGATGTAGATAGATTAACTATAGCCTCCACAGGCGCAGCTACCTTTAGCAATACTGTTAGAGTTAATGGAGGTGAATTAACTGTGTATAGTGGTTCATCTGTAATGTACACAGGTGTAGATACAGGTAATAATTATGTGTATTTTGGAACAAATACTGCAAATTATGGAATTAGCTTTCAGGCAAGTGGAGACAGAATGCGGATATTTAATGATGGTAATGTTTCAATCAACAATACATCCAACGCAGGCTTTAAGCTAGATGTTAACGGAACAGGGAGGTTTAGTGGTAGATTACTTATTAATTCTTCCACAAATTATTCAGCTTTACAAAATACTAATACTTCAGGTAATATTTATTGGGGGATTGACAATAGTACAGGTTCTGATTTTACAGGAGTTAGTTACGCAAGATTTATTTATAGTGAAGGAGCGTATCCATTAATAACTTATGTAAATGGTGCTGAAAGAATGCGAATAGCCTCCACAGGCGCAGCTACCTTCTCCTCTTCGGTAACGGCAACCGCAGGAATATTTAATTTAAATACAACAGATGGTGGGTTTAAAATAGTTGGTGTTAATGCAACTCCTCCCAATTTAGCATATTTAGCAAATAATTATTTTCCAAAATTTTATACAAGAAATCACAATTTTGGTATTACAATATTTGACCAAGATAGCAATAATGTTGGTATACAAGCAGCAGATTTAGTTAATGGAACTAGTGCTAAAGCTTTAATATTTAATCCTTATGGCGGCAACGTAGGCATCGGTACGGCTAGTCCTAATTATTTATTGCATATAGCAGCAGGAGCGGCAAACCCACAGTTACAATTTACCTCAACTGGAACAGGTAGCACTACATCTGATGGGTTTCATATTGGTGTTAATAACTCAACATTAAATGCCTTTTTATTACAAAAGGAAAATGCTGATTTACAGATATTGACAAACGACACCGAACGAATGCGCATCACCTCAGGCGGCAACGTGCTGATTGGAACGACAACGGATAGCGGAGCAAGGTTGCAGGTTAATGGTGGTGATTTAAGAGTACAGGGAAATACAAACTTAGGTAATTCTTTGGGTAGCACTTTGTCATCTACTTTCACTACTAGAGTAAGTGGATTTGCATTAAGACAAGACGTGTCTAACCGTTATGGAAACTATGGTGTTTTAATTATTAATTCAGATAGCGGATGGACAAGTTCTGCTAGACGTTTTATGATTACTAATGGTATAGGGGCTAATAAATTTGGTATCATTAGGTCGGTAGACGCTAATACAGACCCTGCACTTGGTGATGGAGGCTCTATTGCATCAGGTACTGTTGATTTAGAAATCAACAACACAGGTGCAGCTACCTTCTCCTCTTCGGTGACGGCTGGAGGAACAATTACTGCGTCATTAAACCAAGGTTCAAATAATCAATTCTTTAACTTAACTGGAACGCAATCAGGATTTGCACAAACATATAGTTTGGGTATTATTGGCTCAAGTAAAGATTTAAGGATATTTGATATTACTGCAAATGCCGAAAGAATTAGATTAAGTAGTGTAGGAGATTTTACTGTTAATGGTGCAATTCTTACAACAGGAATTTACACATCATCAACATCTGAATTTGCTACAACAGTTGGTCAAGTTAGAATTGGAACAACAACACCATCAAGCGACAAACTTAGAGTTGCTGGAAGTACATATACTGATACCATTATTACTCAAACACCAGCTGCAACTACAAAAAGTGTAGCTTGGAAACTTGGAACTGCTGCCACAGGTACTGTTAACCCTAATAGATTAATTAGAGTTGAAGTAGATGGAGTAGGTTATGACCTAGTAGCTAGACAAATAATTTAAACAATAAAACAAATGAAACAAATCGAACCAGTACAAGTGTGGAAAAACGGAGAGCAGCTAGAGGCTTCTCTTCTAAACGCAATCATCGTAAACGACAACCTTGAGAGTGCTTGCACTTTCTACTACCAACTATTGACAGGTGGTCAAGGAACAGAGGCAATGCCTATCTCAGTTGGTCAGTCAGTTGCTGAAGGCAATATTTCTCTAA